GCTTCACCGAGGATCTGGGCCGCGCCGCGCGGCGCTTCTCGGTCCGCGCCTATGTGATCGGCGATGCCTACACCACCGGCCGCGACGCGCTCCTCTCGGCCTGCGAGGACTACGACACGCCGGCGACCCTGGTCCATCCGTGGATGGGCGAGATCCCCTGCCGCGCCGGCCCGCTGTCGTGGTCGGAGAGCAAGGAGCGCGGCGGCGCCTGCGCCTTCGACATCGAGTTCATCCGCGACGACGGCGCCGGTCCCGGACCGACCGCGCTCGCCGACACCGCCAGCACCCTGCTCGCCGGCCTCGCCAGCCTGCGCGGCGTCATTGTGAACGCCTATCAGGCGGCGAGCCTCGTGCTGTCCGTGCCGCAATACGTGCTCGGCCTCGCAACCGGCCTGCTGTCCCAGGCTGCTTCCGCGTTCTCCCTGCTGCCGCAAGCGACGATCGCCGGCCTGAACCCGCTGATCGCCGCGACCACGGCGACTCCGGGCAACGACGCCGCCACCGCCATCGCGATCGGGGCGTTCATGGACGCGGCGGTCACGCAAATCGTCACCGTGCAATCCGCACCGCCGCCGCCCGACGATCCGGTGCTCGGCAGTCAGGCGCCGATCGCCCCGGCGGCCGACATTTCCGGCGGCCTGGCGGCCCTGGCGGCCTGGGGCGCGACATTTCCCCAGCCGACCGGCATCGGTCCCCAGCAGGCCGCGCAAGCCGCGCAACAGGCGGCCGTGATCACTCTCGTGCAGGGCACGGCCCTGGCCGGGATGCTCGCGGTCTACGCCCAGACCGACTGGACCACGGCGAATGCCGCCGCCGCCGCGCGCGCCCAGGCGCTGGCGCTGATCGATTCGGAGGCGACGGCCGCCGCGCTTGCCGGCCAGGACGCGCTCTACCTCGCGTGGCTGGCGATCGCCGCCCAGGCCACCACCGACCTGATCCGGCGCGCCCAGGCCCTGCCGAGCCTCGTCGCCTACGCGCTGGGCGAGGCGACGCCGTCCCTGGCGCTGGCGCAGCGCTGGTATCGCGACCCCGACCGCGCCGTCGAGATCGAGCTCCTGAACGACGCGCCGCACCCGCTCTTCATGCCCGGCGCCGGCGTGCGGCTGTCTTCATGAGCGAACAGCTCACCCTGACGGTCGGCGGCGCGACATACGCGGGCTGGACCGAGATCGAGGTGGAGCGCGGCATCGATCGCTGCGTCTCGCATTTCGATATCGGCGTCTCGGAACGCTGGGTGGGCCGGGACCAGGCATGGCGTATCCTGCCGTTCCAGCCCTGCACGGTCGCGATCGGCCCGGACGTGATCCTGACCGGCTACGTCGATGCCTACGAGCCGCGCTTCGGGCGCGCCGAGCATGGCGTGCGCATCCGCGGCCGGTCGAAAACCGAGGATCTGGTCGATTGCACGCCGGACGTTCCGAGCGGGCAGTTCTCCGGCTACACCGTCGCCGCGATCGCGCGGAGCATTTGCGCGCTGTTCGGCATCGCGGTGATCGTGCAGACGCCGCAGGCCGATGTCGTCGTCGCCAACACGCAGTTGCAGCGTTGCGAGTCGGCATTCGGGTTTCTCGAACGCCTCGGCCGCCTCGCCGGGGTGCTGCTCTGCGACGACGCGCACGGCAACCTGGTGCTGACCACGGCCGGCAGCGCGCGGGCCTCGGGCGCGCTCGCGCAGGGACGGAACATCGAGCAGGCGCATGGCCGCCTCGATGTCGCCAAGCGGTTCAGCGACTACACCGTCAAGGGCCAGGCCGGGCTCTCGGCCGCCGGCGCGGCGTCGAGCTGGGGCGGCGCCGGCGGTGTCGGCTCCACAACTCCCGCCCCTGCCGGCAAGGTACAAACCCAGCAGCGCGCCGCCGCGCACGATCCCGGCGTGCCGCGCTACCGCCCGCGCGTGACGCTCGCCGAAAGTCAGTTGACCGCCTCGGGAATGCAGCTCCGCGCCAACTGGCAGCGCCAGTACGCATTCGGCCAGTCGCTGAAGGCGACGATCACGGTGCAGGGCTGGCGCCAGCCGGACGGCAGCCTGTGGGCGATCAACCAGCTGGTGCCGGTCACGTCGGATTTCCTGGGCGTCGATCAGGATCTGCTGGTGGTGAAGGTGAAATACACGCTCGGCGAGCGTGGCGGCGCGCTGACGGTGCTCGATGTCGGGCCGCCCGAGGGCTACACGCCCGACCCTGGCCAGGTGCGCCTGCATAAGGCAAAGCACGGGAAGGGCCACGGCCACGGCATCGACTGGTCGGGTGCGGCAGTATGAGCCAGGACCAGCCATGAGCGAGGACCAGTTGGGGGCCGCGATCCGCTCTGCCGCCGTGCGCGGCGTGGTGACGCAATCGCGGATCGGCCCGCGCACCCTGCTGCTGGTGACCGGCCTCGACGGCGAGGTCGCGAACGTGGTGGAGCTTCTATTGCCCCCCGGCTACTCGGCCCGGCCGGCGCAAGGCGCGGACATCCTGCTGCACCAGATCCTCGGCTCGCGGGATCATCTGGTGGCCTCGGGCGGCGACACCGCCGGCCAGGCGATCCCGGACCTGCAGCCCGGCGAGTTCGGGATGCGCGACGCGAACGGCCAGCAACTCGTGTTCCGCCTTGACCACATCGAGATGACCACGCCCGCCTATGTGCAGGTCAACGCGCCGCTGCTGAAGGTTTCCGGCGACATCATCGACAATTTCGCCACCAATCCGCACAACCTCGCGCAGATGCGCGCGATCTACAACGGGCATACGCACGGCGATCCGCAGGGCGGCAGCACCAGCCCGCCGAGCGCGACGCAGTGATCGGGGGTCAGCGACAACAGGCTTGACGCCGGCTCTGAATGGCCCTATAAATGCGGACATGGCCGAGGGATGGACCCAGGCCGAGTGGGAGAACCCCGATGAGCGACGCCGCCCCCGACCTGACGCTGATCGCCCGGCAGCAACGCCAGCTTCTCGACGAAATGGGCGTCATGCGCGACGACATGCGCGTGATGAGCGCGATCCTGATGCGGCTGGACGGGACCGTCGGCGGTCTCGTGCAGGAGGTGCGCGCGATGCACTCCCGTCACGACCGGCTGGCGAAGCGGGTGGACGACATCAAGGGAGGCGGGGTCTCGCCGTGAGCCCCGAGGGATCATCCCCGGCACGCGGGAGAACCCCATGAGCGCCACCGCCACCACGAACGACCTCGACCTCGCCGAGCAGGTCGCCCGCATTCGCCGGATGCAGGAGGAGACCGACAAATTCGCCGCCGAGCAGCGCAAGCTGTCCGAGGAGGCGCTGAAGCTCTCCGCCGAGGCCGCGAAGCTCCGCGGCGACCGCTGGCTGGCGCCCCTGCTCGTCGTCGTCAGCCTGCTCGGCGCGGCCGGCGGCATCGTCACCGTGTTGCACGGCCTCAGATGACCGCCGACCGCTTCCGCGACATCCTCGACGAGTTGCACTGGAGTCTCCGTGCGCTGGCCGAGATGATCGGCGGGGACGAGCGCAACGTGCGGCGTTGGGCCAGGGGGCGGCTCAGCGTGCCGGAGCCGGTCGCCGAATGGCTGGAAATCCGGCTCGCCGCGCATCGGGCGCATCCGCCGCCCAGGGACTGGCGTCGCCGTCAAGCCGCGTAGCCGATCCTTTCGGCTGTGACGCGGAAGGGGTTTCGCGCTCATGACCGATATAGCCCTCATCTGGAACCCGGCGCTCGGCCGCGCGGACATCGCGCTCGCCGGCCCGGATCTCCAGACCGACAACGGGCTGGAAACCGCCGTCATCCTCTCCCTGTTCACCGACCGCCTCGCCGATGCCGCCGATGCCATCCCCGACGGGTCCGACGATCCGCGCGGCTGGTGGGGCGACCAGCCGCTTTCGACCGCGCCCGACACCACCATGGACCTGACCGGCTCGCGCCTGTGGCTGCTGGCGCGCGCCAGGCAGCTGCCGGAGACGCAGCGCCAGGCCGAGACCTATGCCCGTGAATCCCTCGCCTGGATGCTGCGCGACGGCGCCGCAGGCGGCATTGATGTCGTCGCGACATTCCCCCGGCTCGGCTGGCTGTCGCTGTCGATCACCATCAACCAGGCGGGCGGCTCGCAGGAATTCAACTTCGCATGGCAAGCGACATGACGTCGGACATACTCTTGAGGACGACGTGACATGCCGCTCGTCCTGCCGACCCGCGACGGGCTGCGCACGCAGATCGCCGCGCAGATCGCCGCGCGCATCCCCGGCGCCGACACCTCGCTCGCGCGCAGCCTGCTCGGCATCGTCGCCAATGTCGTCGCCGGCGCGCTGTGGCTGCAATATCGCGCCATCGCCTGGCTGGCCCGCCAGCTGTTCGTCGACAGCGCGGAGGCGCCGTATCTCGACCGCCGCCTCGCCCCTTACGCCGTCACCCGACTGGGCGCGACGCCGGCCGCCGGCACCGCCATATTCGCCGGCACGCCCGGCATCGCCATCCCGGCCGGAGCCGGCGTGCAGACATCGGACGGATCGGTGCAGTACGCCACCCAGGCCGCCGCGACGATCGGCGCCGGCGGCACGGTCAGCGCCGCCATCCTGGCCGCCACGCCGGGCTCCGCCGGCAACGCCGTCGCCGGCGCGCCGCTCGCCTTATCCGTCGCGATCGCCGGCGTGCAGCCGACCGCGACGGTGGACAGCGCCGGCCTGACCGGCGGCGCCGACATCGAATCCGACGCGGCGCTGCGCGCGCGCGGCGAGGCACGGCTCCGCGCGCCGCCCCAGGGCGGCGCGGCGAGCGACTATCTCGCCTGGGCGAAACTGACGCCGGGGGTGACGCGCGCCTGGGTCTATCCCCTCAACCGCGGCGCCGGCACGGTCGATGTCGCGCTCACGATGGACGGGCGCGCGAGCAACATCCCGCTCGCGGCCGACCTCGCCGCCGTGCAGGCGGTGCTGAACGCGCGAAAGCCGGTGACCGCCGATTGCGTCGCCTTCGCGCCCACCGGCGATCCGCTGGCGAT